CGCCGCCGCCGACGCCGCCTACGCCGCCGACGCCGACGCCGCCGCCTACGCCGCCGCCGCCGACGCCGCCGCCGCCGACGCCGCCTACGCCGCCGACGCCGACGCCGCCGCCTACGCCGCCGCCGCCGACGCCGCCGCCGCCGACGCCGCCTACGCCGCCGACGCCGACGCCGCCGCCTACGCCGCCGCCGCCGACGCCGCCGCCGCCGCCCGATCCAAGGCTCACCTCCGCATGTGCAAGCTCGTGCGGAAGACCTTTCCGGAGGTGCCGCGATGAGCACGGCGAGCGTGATGAAGTGCGACGTGTGCGATGCGTCGCGCCCGGCAGCCAATCGCTACAACCTTCCGCCAGCGTGGATTCAGATCGAGGTGGTCGGCGGCGGCATGTGGGTCGCTGGCGACATGATGCACGCGTGCTCGAAGGCTTGCGCGGCGCGCCTGTTCTACAAGCTCGCCGATGAGAGCGGCGGGATGCCGGCGCGCGATGGGAACGTGAATCCCAAAACGGGACAACCGTACCGATGATCGTGCAAGGGAAAGGGTGGACGATGCACCACGGTGATTGCCTGGAGGTGATGCCCACGCTCGGCAAGGTCGATGCGGTGGTGACGGATCCGCCGTATGGCGTTGACCTCGGAGAGTGTGGAGACGCGCGCGGAGGCAATCACGGGATGCGCCATGCGGGCTACGGGTTTGCTGACACGTACGACCATTTTGTGTCTGAGGTGGTGCCGCGCATCAACCAGAGTCTTGACATGGCGACGCGTGGCCTAGTGTGGACGGGGCCGCACATCCACGAACAAAGGAAGCCGGCCGCCGTTGGTGGCGTGTACTCACCGGGCGCCGTTGGGCGGCATGTGTGGGGGTTCAAACAGTTCTTGCCGGTGCTGCTGTACGGAATGTCACCTACGCTCGCGATGGGCAAGGGAGCATCCGTCCCGACGTGTATCGTTTCGAGCGAGCGCGCAGAGCATGTCGACGATGGGCACCCCGTACCAAAGCCGCTTTCGTGGATGCTCTGGTCTGTGCGGCTGGCATCGGTTGACGCCGAAACCATCCTCGACCCCTTCGCCGGCTCCGGCACCACCGGTGTCGCTGCGATTCGTCTCGGTCGCCGCTTCATCGGCATCGAGAAGGACGAGAAGTACTTCCAGCTCGCGTGCGACCGTCTGCGCGCCGAGGAGAACGGGTCCACGTTGCAAGCAGCGCGCGCGGGACAGGAGGCGTTGTTCAAGCCATGATGGTCCTCGGAATCGATCCCGGCACGAAGCGCGCAAACGTGAAGACGTCGCCCGGCGTCTCGTGGGCGGTGGTGAGCCACGATGATCCGCAGCCGCGCTTCGTCGAGGGCGGAAGCTTCGATCCGACGCGCTCGGCGATCTACGCGTTCGCGCTGAAGATGAGCCGGGTGGATGCGTGCGGCGTGGAGGCGGCGGCCGGCGCCATCTTCGCGCCGTACCGCGCCCCCGGTGTGCTGGCGCAGAACATCGTCGCCGGGATGCTGCTCATGGCGTTTCACCCGCACATGCGTGAGCACCGGCTGCTTCAGCTTGCGCCTGAGCAGTGGCGCGGGGCTCTCACCGGGCAGAAAGTGCTTCGCAAGCGGAAGGGCGAAGCGCCCACCACCTTCGACGAAGTGATCGCACGGCACCTTCATGTCACGGTGCGCGGCATGCCGTCAGCGTCGAGCTCGCACGCAAACGATGCGGCGGGCATCGCGGTGGTGGTGGGCCGAGCGATCAGGCGCGGGCTGGTGAAGGAAGACGGAAGCGTGATCGGGTTGTAGAGTGCAACGAGCGACGGAAGGGAAGGGAGCGAGGCATGCGGCTGGATGAGAAACGAAAGGGGATCGCGTGGACGGAGCTTGCGTGGTGGTTCCTCGATCGCCCTGCGCTGCTCGGGCCGAAGGGCGCGGGGCTCGAACCGGGCAACGCCATCGCATGGGACCAAGCGCGCATCGACACGTTGCACGAGAGGCGCGTGCGCGTGTCCGGGCTCGTGGGGACGAAGCGCTGGGACACCGACGCGATGCGGTACGCCGAGAGCGTGACCGAGAAGGAACGGCGGATCGGCGAGCGCGTGCGCCGGCTCACCACCTCCGACCTTCGGATCGCCGAGGCGCGGTGGCTGAGCTTTGGCGGCGACGCCACGCTGGCTGCCATGGCGTTCACGTTCCGCACCGAGCCGGGCACGTACCTCGGGATCGCGCTGCTGCATACCGAGCGCTTCGAGCTTCCGGCGATCGGAAGTGCGCGAACGCGCAAGGCGTTCCTCGGCGATCACGTGGTGACGATGCCGGGTCGGCCGCTCGACGTACCCACGCCGCTCGACGTGTTCAAGACGCTCGCCACGTCCGCTCGCCGCCGCCTGCTCGCGTACCGCGACGATGCGCGCCGCACGTGGCTTGGTGTGGTGGATACCTACGTGGAGCGCATGAACGAGCGATGACCCGCATCCAGCGCATCCCCACGCTCGGTCAGCTGCGCGACATCTCGACCATCGCGAAGATGATCGGGCGTCCGTACCGGCAGACGTACCGGCTGCTCACGCGCCTTGCCGCGCGCGATGCCGCCGAGGACCCGCGGGGGCTGCGCACCTGGCTCATCGACAGCGGGCGCACGCGCAAGAAGCTCATCAACCTGCAACGGCTCCGCGCGGCGCACCCCGCCATCTTCGAGCGGCGCTACGTGTCTCGCGAGGAGCACGACGATCTGCAGGCGGGGCTCATCGAGGTGCGGGCCGGGCTGCACGAGCTTCGGCAGCGGGTGAACGGGTTGGGCGCAAGGATGCGCAAGGCGATCGATACCAAGTTGGTACAACAGGAAAAGGAGCAAGGATGAACATCAAGAAATTCTCAGAGCACGTGCGCGAGTGCGCGCAGTGCAACGGCGTGGCGGAGGTGGACCTGATGTGCCGAGCGGGCAAGGTGCTGGCGTCGAACATCTCATACGCGGGCGTGCACTCGCTGCAATCGGGCGACGCGGCGCTGCTTACCGACACGCTGGACTACGTGAAGGCGAACGAGTGGGCGGGGCGCACGATGGTGAACGACGAGCTCGTGCCGAGCTGCCCGGACTGCGGTGCACTGAATGGCCAAGCGCACTCGGTGAACTGCGGGTGCCAATCGCTGCTCGTGCGCGGTGGGAGGCAGTCGTGAGCGGCGCGAAAGTGATCGTGCGCGAGGACTGCGTGACGCACACGATCTCGCTGGCGCTCGATGCGACCCCGGCGCCGATCTACGTGACGGTCACGGTGAAGAGCAAGGACACGGAGGCCGCGAAGCGGCTGGCCGATCGGCTGCGCACGGTGGTGCAGGCGGAGATCCCCTGCGTGAGCGCGCGCACGGCCGGATGGGAAGGTGTCGAATGAGGATCTACGTAGCGGCATCGAGCAAGGAACTGTCGCGAGCGATTCGGATCATGAACGCGCTGCGCGAGCATGGGCACGAGATCACCTACGACTGGACGGTGCCGATGCGCGAGCTCGGGCCGGATGCCGGGCTGACCTTCGAGCAGCGCGGTCTGTACGCTGCGAAGGACTCGAAGGGCATCGAGGACGCAGACGTGTTCTGGCAGCTCATCCCCACGACGCCATCGAGCGGCGCGTGGTGGGAGCTTGGGTACGCGTGCGGGCTGCGCAACGGCGGCGGCAAGCATCCGCTCGTGGTGGTGAGCGGCGACGCGAACCGGTGCATCTTCACCGCGCTCGTGCCGTTCTACTTCGCGCTCGACGCGCAGGCGCTTGCCTACGTGCTCGGGCTCACGGCGCCCGCGCTCGCGAGGGCTTCGTCATGACGCTCAACGGAGCGGGGCGGATCGTGGACATCGAGCAGAGCGCGTGCACGAGGTGCTGCGCGGTGGTGTGGTGCGTGCGCGGCGAGCGAACTCACCCGCTGTACGAGAACGAAGACGGGAGCCCGCACGCGCTGACGTGCGTGGCGCGGGTGAGATCGGCCGTGCTGGTCGTGAAGCCGAAGAAAGGATCGACGCCACCATGAAGTTCATCACAGGGAGTGACGGCCGGGTGTACGTGCTGCGCGAAGGTGAGTGGGTGTTCGCGATCACCGTGGACAAGGCGCTGGCAGCGCATCGGGAGCTCGGCGATGCGATCAACGTGGCGCTCGCGTTCAGGGTTAACGCCGAGGCCGAGGAGAAGGATCGGCCGACGCTGCCGAAGGAAGTCACGCGGGAGCTTCTGCGATGATGCGCGAGCTTCGGCGGTGCGCATGCGGTGGCGAGGGGCCGATCGTTGCTGGGTGCGATGGGTGGCACGACGTGCCCGGTGATCCGTTGCTTCAGGCACGTCGGCGTGATGCCACGGCGAAGCAGTCGGTGGCGTACGCGCTGATCGTGGACAGCGTGAAGGGGCGAGGGTACCCGCCGACGCTGCGCGAGCTGGCGGCGATGATGGGCGTTCGATCCACGAACAACGTGCACTACGTGATCCAGCGATTGCGGGCGAAGGGGCTGCTGAGCGAGGAGACGAGTCAGGGCAAGGCTCGTTCGTTGGTGCCGCAATGATCGTGGCGATCCTGCTGCTGCTGTACGGCGCGCTCGCGGTGTGGCTTGGGTACACGGCAAGCTCGCCACCGCATGCGCACCGCCGAAGCTCGCGGGAGCACGGTGGCGAAGGCCGTGCTGCGCGAGGCGAAGCGGGAGAGCGCGCAGCGATGAGCGGCAACGACGAGAGCGAAGCGGACGTGGTGCGGATGCTGGCCGCCATGTGGCCGTGCCCGGTGCCGACGCGCGAGAGCGCGATCCTTTTGCGGAAGGTGATGAACGAGGTGGCGCGCATCCGAGGCGCCACCGGCAAGGTGATCACCACGGCGTTCGTGCACCCTGGCGACCTAAAGGCGTGCGGGCTTCCGCGCACGTTCACGTGGCTCGGGGTGACGTATCGGGAGTGCGGCGAGCTTCGGCCCGGTGACGTGGCGCTGCTCGTGGCAACGAAGGACGGTGCGACGCGATGAGCGGCAGGTGGCTTGTTCGAGACCGACTGGGGCTGTGGCTGTGCAACCTGCCGACCACGATCAGCGATGCGCAGTGGTCGTTCAGCATCGTGGAGGCCAGGGCGTTCTATCGGCACGAGGTGGAGGGAGTGTTCGCCATCATCCCGAGTTGGTACGCGTTGACCGCCACGGAGGAGAGACTCGCATGAGCGTCATCGACCGAATGCTCTGGCCCACGCGAGAGGGGACGCTGCTCCTCGGGCGCATTCTGAGCGAAGTGGCACGCATCCACAACGCGACGGGCAGGCGACCGACGGCGGCGTTCATTCATCCCGCGGTGCTGATCGAGTGCGGCCTCCCGCGACGCTTCGACATTCACGGCATCAAGGTTCGCGCGTGCGAGGAGCTGCGACCGGACGACATCGCGCTCACGGTGACCGAATGAGCGACCCGTACCGCACGCCGGCCATCATGGTGGAGATCGACTTTCCGGCGCCACCAACGACGCAACCGCTGCCGCGCTTCTGGTACCGCGCGTGCGCGTTCTGCCCAAAGCTCTACGGCGTGCACGCGGCCGACTGCGAATGGGCCGCGTTCGTCAACGAAGAGCGACCGGTATGGTTCTCGAAGGCGCAGCAGGTAGGGCTGAAGCCGGGTGTGCTCGACACGTTCGTGATGAAGTTTGCCTCGTGGTGGGCGCGATGAGATGGCGCACGATCAGCATCCACCTGCACGGCGACGGGCACCGGCTGAGCGCGCGTGGGCTGACGGCGAACGAGCTCGGGCGCGTGAGCAAGGCGATCCGATTGGCGGGCGCGAGCGCGGAGCGGATCAGGGCGTACGTGTCGGAGTGCTGCGGGGTGTGGCCGGAGGTGAAGGGCAAGCCGCGATCGGTGCCACCCACGCCGCCGCCGAGCGGTCCGATGGTGGCGGGAGATTGAGCATGGCGATCATCACGTACACGAGTGGAACGATGACGGTGGGCGGCGAGACCTTCGACCTGGCGGACCTTGGCTTCGAGGTGGTGCGCTACTCGCCGGTGAAGACGCGCGACAACCCGTGTGAGGTGTGTGGCGCGAGAGATGAGACGTGGAGCGATGGCACGGCAATCGTGGAGAGCTGCGCACCATTCGCCCACGCGTGCGAGCGAGCGGTGGGAGTGGATCGGTGCATGTGCGGCCATCGCGCCATCGACCACGCCACGACGCTAGCGGGCGAACCGATCTGTTTGCTGTGCGCAGAGATCGCCGAGCACTGCGATCGGTACCGGCCGAGCGTGAAGCGGGAGAAGGAGTAGGGCGATGGGCGACGCATGCGAGTGCGGGAGCGTGAATCTCGGACGTCTGGCTGAGATCATCGACGGGCGATGCTCAATGTGCGGGCTGCCACCGTGCGCGCCGTACGAACCGTATGAGCGCCTCACCGAAGCGGAGGCGCGGGCGATCGTGGCGATGGGCGTGGTGTACGAGGGCGCTGACACCGCTGGCGAGCCCACGAGCATCGGGGCCGGCAATGACGATGCGTGGTATGCGCTCGTCGCCGAAGCGCGCGCGCGGTTGGGTCATGGGTGACCGGCCGCTAACTCTCCGCTGCTCAAAGTGCTTGCGCGGGACATACGCGCACGCGCGGGCGACGATGGGGTGCCGGTGGTTCGAGCCGCACGGCCACGACTGGAAGCAGGTCGGCCGAAGGCCGGGTCGAATGTACCGAACGCTGCGGTGGGCTCGGTGCCTCGACTGCGGCCACGAGTGGAAGACTACCCACGGCCCTCGCTGCTACTCGCCCGGCTGCGAAGCGAAGCTCCCTGCGGCACCGCCGACCGATTGAGCGCATCCCAGTCGGCCCGAGCCTGCGCCATGGCATCCGACACGTTCCACCCGCGCCCGAGGTAGTACCGCACCCGCTCGGAGAACCATCGCACCGCACGCGGCTGGAGTTGGGGCCGACGGGGCGAATGCGGTGTGCCTGCCATGGCGAACCACCGACGGGGAGGATTGACCCACCCGGACGACGGCGCGAAGCGCCGGAGGGCGAACGGAACCGGGGCTGTGGCTCGCGATTGGGTAGCGGGTGGTGGGTGTGGCCGTCTGGGGTCCCAGAAGCGCGTTGTGGGGCGTCCTCGTGCGTTCTGGGCACCGCACATTGGGAGGAATCCGCTCCTACCGGAATGGCTCACCGCATCCGACACTTGCCCCACCTCCGACATCGGCCACCGTTGACCAGTCTGTGCCAGCCTATGCCACCAAAAGCACATAGGGGTGACGGCCCGAGCGCGCCGGTGAAGGTGGCCAGCGGTTGGCTCCTTTCCCGATGCGCGGTTCCGCCACCCGGCTCTGCTCGGGACCGTCGAATCCTCCAGCGCTTCCGGGCGCTCACCGAAGGACGCCCATGCTCCGACGCTTCGCCCTTGCCACCCTCGGCGTCGTGGTGGGTGCGCCCATCCGCGGCATCATCGTCTGGGGCGTGATCGTCACCGCTGCCGGGCTCTGGTTGGCACACCATGTACCCACGGCGAGCGGGCACGAATGAGCGCGGCCACGACTCCCAATCCCGACGCCATGAAAAACGGATCGTTGTCCCACGATGGTACGGCTGCCGAATGGGTGGCCACCGATAGCCTGCACGCGTGGGCGAAGAACCCGCGGAAGAACGACGGCGAGCCGGTGCGGAAGGTCGCGGAGTCGATCAAGCGCTTCGGGTTCGGCGCGCCCATCATCGCGCGGCGCGAGAACGGCGAGATCATCGCCGGTCACACGCGGTGGAAGGCGGCAAAGAAGCTCGGGATGGCCACCGTGCCCGTTCGCTACCTGGACCTCGACGAGGGCAGCGCGCACCTGCTCGCCATCGCCGACAACCGCGTGGGCGAAGAGGCCGAGTGGGACGGGCCGATGCTTGCCGCAGCGCTGGCCGAGATGAACGCGACGGCGGAGATGGTGGAGGCCACCGGGTTCGAGGTGCCGGAGCTGAACGAGCTTCTGGGCACGGCGACGGTGGTGGGTGAGGCCGATGCGTTCGGCGCGCTGCCCATCGGTGACCGCAAGCCATTCATGCTGATGGTCTTCACGCTGCACGACGAGCAGGCGGCGGTGGTGAAGGAGGCCGTGGCACGCATGGTGGCCACATCGCGCGAGGCAAAGGCCGAAGACACGTCGCTCAACCTGAATCGCAACGGCAACGCCATCGCGGCGATCTGCGCAAAGTACCTGCGTGACGTCGGCTAAAGACATCATCGTCAGGCCGATCGCGCGCGCCGATGCCGACCGCATCGTGAAGCGCGTGCACTACTCGCACGCGGTGGTTCGCAACTCGCAGCTGCACCTCGGCGTGTTCCTCGGGGAGCGCTGCCACGGCGTGATGCAGTTTGGGCCGTCCCTCGACAAGCGGAAGATTCAGGGCCTCGTCACCGGCACCGCATGGGACGGGTTCCTCGAATTGAATCGCCTCGCGTTCGACGACGAGTTGCCGCGCAACAGCGAATCGCGCGCATTGTCGATCGCGTTTCGCATGCTCCGGAAGAACGCGCCGCAGGTGAAGTGGATCGTGTCGTTCTCGGATGCCACGCGTTGTGGTGACGGAACGATCTACCGCGCGGCGGGATTCATCCTCACCGGCATCAAACGCAACCAGCAAACGTGGCGCGGCCCCAACGGTGAGATCGTGACGCGCATGACGGTCACGAACCAGGCCCAGCACCACGGTGGCTCATCGAGCATGCGGCGATATGTCGATGCAGGATACAAGCCACTCCCCGGCTTCCAACTTCGCTACCTGTACTTCCTCGATCCTTCCTTTCGCCAACGCCTCACCGTGAAGGAACTTCCCTTCTCGGCCATCGCCGAGGCCGGCGCGACGATGCACCGCGGTGTTGCAAAGACACCGCTTCACGCGTGTGCCGCATTGGGCGGAGCACAGCTACCCGCTGCGCCGGACGTTCGACTCGATCCGCACGCTCCAACCGACACATGACCAAACCCACCGCACCGGCGAAGGTGAAGTCTCCGGTCGATGCCACCGGACGACCGCGCGGCGGAGGAAAGCCCACGCTGTGTGTGCCAGAAGGGTACGAGCCTCTGCTGGGCCTGCTTCGCATGGGTATGTACGTGCAGCAGGCGTGCGGCATGGTGGGCATCGCGAAGGGCACGATCTACGACTGGCTGAAGCGCGGTGCAGTCGGTGAGGAACCGTACGCCACGTTCGCGAGCGCGTACGAGAAGGCGGCGGCGCAGGCGGAGATGACAGCGCTCGCTGACATCCGCGCCGGCAAGAACAACTGGCAGTCCCGCGCGTGGTTCCTCGAACGCCGCTTTCGCGATCGATGGGGCCGCAACGACAAGTTGGAGATCAAGCCCGTGGCGCCCGAGCGCGTGACGGCAGCCGAGGCGCGGCGCGTGATGACGGAGATCTTCTCCGGCGACGTGACGCCCGATGACGACGTGAAGCCGGTGGTCGGCGGCAACATCGACCCCACGAAGCAGGAGCCCTGATGGCACGAGCATACGAGACGGTGATGACGGTCGGCAGCACCGCGGTCGCGTCCACGCGCGTAGCGGGCACGGCGATCGACGCGCAGAAGTACGACTCGTTCGTGCTCATCGCCGAGCTCACGGGCGTCGGCGGCATCACGTGCGACATCGTGGTGGAGGAGTCGTGGAACGGCACCGACTGGTTCGAGGTCGCGCACTTCACCCAGCTCGGCGCGGGTGCTGCGGCGGGGGTCTTCCGATGCACGCCCACGCTCGACGCCACCGTGCGCACGATCGGAAAGAACAACAACACCACCACCGCCACGCTCGCCGCGGGCACCATCTGCGGTGGTCCGTGGGGTCCGCAGCTTCGGCTCGTGTCTCGCACCGGCGCGGGCTCGCCTTCGGGCGGCACCATCACGCAGACCGTCCGCATCGAGCAGTGGCAAGAGGTCGGCGGGCGCTGAGCGCGTGCGGCTTTCCCCATCTGCGCAGCGCGTCCTCGACGGCCTCCAACTCGCCTTCACCAACGACGCCGACCGCAACGCGATCAACGCGTGGCTCGGCACCTTCTACGAGTACCAACTGGAGTGGCTGCTCGACTGGTCGCGCTTCTCGCTTCTGAACAAGGCGCGGCAGATCGGCGCCTCGCACGTGTACGCCGGAGCCGCGACGCTCTGGGGCATGCTCGGTGAAACCACCACCGTCATCTCGCTCGGTGAACGCGAAGCGAACGAGGTGCTGCTGAAGGGCAAGCGCCACGCCGCAGTGCTCGCGCGCCTCGGCTCCCCGCTCGCTCGCCTCGATCGCGACGCCACGAACACCGTGGAGTTCGCGTGCGGCGGGCGCATCATCTCGCTCCCGCAAGTCAGCGGCGCACGCAGCTACTCCGGCAACGTCATCCTCGATGAGTTCGCGTACCTCACGCGGCCCGAAGAGGTGTGGGACGGCGCAGCGGGTGCGGTCACCCACGGCTACAAGCTCCGATGCCTCTCGACGCCTAACGGCGTGGGCAACCTCTTCCACCAGCTATGGGAGACACGCGACGGCGCGGTGAAGTTCTCGCGCCACGAGGTCACCATCGACCACGCGGCGAAGGACGGCCTGCGCGTCGACTGGTCGCAGCTCTGGACGCAAGCGCGCGGCGACCAGCGCGTCTTCGATCAACTCTTCCGCTGCAAGTTCCTCGATAGCGAGCAGCAGTACATCCCCACCGAGCTCATCAACGCGGCGCTCGCCGACGAGACGGAGATCTTCGAGGGCGATGCGTTCGGCGGCTTGGACATCGGGCGCACGAACGACAAGACCACGCTCTACGTGGTGCGCGTCGACGAGGAGCGCCAGCTCTGGCACCAGTGCTCGTACTCGTGCAAGCGCACGTCGAGCGAGCAGCTGGAGCAGATGGTCGACGACGCCTTCGCGACGCACCGACTGAAGCGCTTGTGCGTGGACAGCACCGGCATCGGTGCGTTCCCCGCCGAGCGCATGCAGAAGAAGCACGGCCTGCACCGCGTCGAGCCGGTGGTGTTCACCCTCGGCAGCAAAGAGGACCTCGCCACCACGCTGTTTCAAGTCATGAGCGAGAAGCGGCTCAAGCTGCGGCGCGACGATAAGCCGCTGCACACCGCGCTCGCCAGCATCAAGCGCATCATCACCAGCGCCGGCAACGTGCGCTACGACGCGCCGCACACCGAGGCGGGCCACGGCGACGAAGCCTGGGCACTCGCCCTCGCGGTGCACGCCGCCACGCAACCCATCGGCCGCCGACACGTGCAGCCCGAGCGAAGGTTCTAAGCCACCACCATGCGCATCCTCAACCAAGAAGCGGCGGAGCGTGCGGTGCGCGCACACGACACGCCGCGCATGGTGCGCCTCGATCGGCTGGAGCGCTTCGTTGACGGCACGCAGTACGAGGGGCTTCCGGACTTCTGGGCCTCGGTCAAGACGCCGCTGCTCGAACGCGCGCCAGCGATCGTCGACCCGGTGGCGGACGATGCCATCCAGTCCTTCGTCGACCTGCTCGTGGGCGAGCACCGCTTCCCCGACTTCGAGGTGAAGGGGATCGACGCCGACGCGCTCAGCAAGATGCAGCGCCGTTCGCGCTTCCGCGCCGTGGCGAAGCAGATGCTCACCGCGGGCCTGAAGTGCGGCACCGCGTGCAGCGTCTTCGGCATCCGCGCAGGCAAGCCGTTCATCGACGGCATCCCGGCGAAGTGGTGCACGCCCGAGTTCGATCCCAAAACGGGACAGGTCACCAAGCTCACGATCCGCTACGCCTACGTGGAGCAGTACAAGGAGAACGGCGAGTGGAAGGCACGCCCGCTCCTCTTCAAGCGCATCATCGACGGCGAGCGCGACGTCACCTTCAAGCCGCTCCCCGCGCAGCTCGATGGCGATCTCGAGTCGCAGTGGACCGAGGACCCGGCGCAGACGTTCGCGCACGGTCAACCGCGCTGCCCCGTGGTGTGGTGGCCCGTGCTCGTCGACCAGACCATCGTCGGCCAGATCGACGGCCACGCCATCCACGAACAACTGCTCGACGAGATCTTCGCCCACGACGTCGCGCTCTCGCAGCTCGTGCGCGCCACGTACTTCGCCGGTGACCCGCAGATCTGGGAGGCCGGCGTGGAGGCAGGCTACAACCCGTCCCCCGGTGGCAAGGCCATCACCATCCCGGCATCACCGCTCGGTGGCCCGCCGAGCAACGGCGCGCAGTCCGGTCGCTACGTGGCGCAGAAGGCCGACGTGCGCGTGAAGTCGCCCGGTGGCGTCTGGCAGTACGAGAACCCCGAGACGAAGGTGGGCATGCTCACCCTCGACGGTACCGCGCTGAAGGCCATCGAGAACACGTGCGACAAGCTGCGAACGATGCTGTGCGACGCGATGGCGTACGTGCCGCTCGACCCGGACAAGCTGCCGAAGGGCATCATCTCCGGCAAGGCGCTCGAAGCGCTGCGCATGCGGCAGATCGGCCGATGCGACACGCTGCGCGATGACTTCTGCGACGGCTGGCTCATCCCGGCCATCATCATGCTCGCGATGGTCACCAAGACGTCGCTCGTGCTCACCGACGAGAGCATCGAGATCGAGTGGCCGCCGTACTTCCTGCCGAGCAGCGAAGAGCGAGCGGTCACGATCGAGAAAGAGTCGGCTGCGGTGGGCGAGGCCATGCGCCTCATTCCGTCGCCGACGTTCTGCATCGAGGTGCGGAAGCGCTTCGCCAACCTGATGCTCGACGGTGCCACCGACGAGGACCGCGCGAAGATCGACGCAGAGATCGAGAAGCTTCCGCCGCCGCCAACGCAGCAGGAGCTCGACCAGGCCGCGACCGAGGCAGCCATCGCGAAGGCCGCCGCTGGACGTCAGCCCGGTGCACCGCCTGGCGCAGCGCCGCCACCGAACGGCAAACCGCCGCAACGCACGCCACCGAAGGAAGCGAACGCACCATGAAGCTCCACGCCATCCAACTCGGCCAGCTCGAAGTCTCGCAAGGTGGACGCGAACCACTGCGACTCGTTGCCGAGGGATCCGAGGAGACGGTGCCTATGGTGCGCGTCTCGCGCGTGCCCGGACCCGTCCACCACATCCTCGCAATGAACGTCTACAACGCCACGCAGCGCCTCGCGCTTGCGACGCTCGTGGGGCTCGCATGAGCCACCACTGCGCCACCTGCGACATCACCGACGGCCCGGTGTCGATGGGCTTCGCTGCCGGCCCGATCGTCGCCGGGGAAGTCACGGCCGTTCCGGTCACCACGTGCACGCAGTGCAAGCAACCGGTGACGGTGCACCGCGAGGACGTTCCTCCGCCCGCTGGATACGGCCTTCAGAATCCTGCGGAAAACAAGGGAGTTCGTGCTCCGGTCGCATCCCAAGTTGGTACGCGTGTCTCTCGCTCCGAGGTGCTTCCGCCCGTCATCAGCGGCGGCAACATCATCAAGGCGGCACGAGCCCGCGTGCGTGAGCTCAATCGCGCGCTGAAGGAAGCCGATGCGTGGCGCCGTGAGCGCGACGATCTCGTGCGCTTGCTGAAGGCGTCGAAGGAGAAGCCGCGCACGAACGTCACCCCGCTCAAGGCGGCGCGATGATCTGCAAGTGCGGGCTCCGGCGCGACCACTTCGCGTGCACCGCATGCGGTATGCACAACGGCGTGAACAACCAGCCGTGCCTCGGCTGCCACGGATTCCGCTTCACCACGGTTCCGCTCACCACGACCGGGCCGCAGCCCGAGCTCGCGCTCAGCCCCGTCACCATCGACATCGCGGCCTCCGAGCCGTCGCAACCGAAACCCCAACCCGCAACACATGCACGGCGCGCTCGTAGCGCACGAGGCTAGGGGGCATGCTTCCGGATGTAGGCGGCCATCGCGAGCGCGGTCGCCTCGCTTTCGCGGATCATGCCAAGGGATGTGTTGCAGAAGTGGCAAAGGATTCCGCGCACACGGTCGGTGGCGTGGCAGTGGTCGAGATGCCACGGTCGGCCCTGATTGCCCAGACCGCAGATCGCGCACGTACCATTCTGGGATAACAAGAGAGCGTCGCGTTCGGCGTACCCGATCCCATACTTCCGACGGAATGCTCGCTCATTCAGATGCAGACGGTACGCGGGGTTGGCCATCCGCCTTCGATAATCCTCGCGCATATACGCGCGCCGAGCTTCCAGCGCATCAGGAGACGCGTTGATCTTCTCGCGTCGCTCGCGAAACTTGGCCCGCGCTGAAGGGGTCTGGTTCGCCAACCGAGAACGCTCGCGAGCATTTGCCAACTTCTCCGGGTCCAGCATCCGACGACGATGCGCCTCTAACTTGCACGCCTTGCAAGCTGGGTGAAGGCCGCTCTTTTGAGCAGGATCTTTTGAGAAGAAGGTCGGCTCCTTCGCCACACCACACTTCGAGCAACGTTTCATCCAAACCATTCTAAACAGACGCTGCTCATCGCAGTGAGAAAGAGGCTCCTTTGAGCACCATCTTCGGAGACATCCAGGGCATCAAGTGGCTCACCGAGGCGAACGGCGAGCCGGGACAGGCGCTCGTCGAGATCGCCTTCACCCTCCCCGCCTACACCGCGTCGTCGGACACCGGCCAGCTCGGTGGCACCGGCACGAAGCGCAGCGGCGTCAGCGTCGCCACCGGCACCACGCTGGAGCAGATCCTCGCGGCCGACCGTCGCGACGGAAAGACCGTGACGCTCTCCGCCATCTCCACCGCCGTCGCGGTGCTGCGCGAGTGCGGCAAGCAGGGAAGCACGAGCTTCTATCTGAAGTCGCCCACGGTGAGCTCGAACAACCTCACCTTCGAGCCGGCGAACTCGTCGGGCACCGAGATCGACGCAGCGAGCGGCATCACCGATCGCCCGATGTCGATCGTCGTCGGCGTCGCGCTGAGCTGACCCAAGCACTTCCGAGCCATTCAGTTTCGCGTCGTCGGCTCAGGCGCACCCATCTCCGTTACGTGCCCCGCCACGGTCAAGAGCGGTAGGAGAACGACACCATGACGATGCAACAGCCCGGAAGCACGGACCCGAACACCATCGGCGGCAACGGCACGACCACCGCGGCGAATGCGCCTGCGTCCCCTGCGGCCACCGCTCCGCCCGTCCCCCCTCCCGCGCCGGCACCGGCGTCCGCTGTCGCGGGTGGGGAGGATGCCCCGGCATGGCTCCCCGCGCGCTTGCAGCGCGAGCGTGAGGCGGCGCAACGCGCGCTCCTCGCCGAGATCGGTGTGCCCGACCTTGCCACTGCGCGCTCGCGCATGGCGGAAGCGGCGAACGCGGCAAGCGCCACGGCGCGCACCGCATCGCTCGAAGAGACGATCCGCCAGCGGGTCGCCGTCGAGCTCGCATCGCTCACGCCCGAGCAACGCACCGCAGTCACCGCCATCGCCGGCAACGATCAGGCGCGCGTGCTCACCACCATCGACCAGCTTCGACCGACGTGGGGATCGAGCCCGGTGTCCACCACCACCGCCGCGCAGACCTCCGCCGCCGTTGCCACGACCACGACCACGCCCGCTGCCCCTGCCGCTCCGGCTCCCGCCGCTGCGCCCCCGCCTGCCCCCGACACCGCTCCCGGTCGCACCGCGCCGGGTGGCGCGCCACCTCCCGCCGCACCGACTCACACCTCCCAATACAACGCACTGCTCAAAGAAAACCCGTTCGCCGCAGCCGACTACTTCCAGCAGTTCGGCAAGCTCATCGCGGCCGGGAAGTAACAGAATCCCGAGGGACTCGGGACCCCAACCTAGGAAAAGCACATGCCCATCGCATCCCGCGTCTCTCTTCCCGAGAACTTCTACGACATGACCTCGCCCCAGCTGCTCTTGCAGCCGGAGCCGGGCTACATCTTCGCGCGCGCCGCCCTCGCTGCGCTCCGCAAGGATCTCCCGATGCCCGACATGGTGGGCCTCCCCGGCCGTGAGCCGATGGCAGCGGGCGCCGGCTACGTCTCGCCCGAGTCGCAGCGCTTCGACATGAACGGCGGCGGCGCGCTGCTCGCCGACATGTTCGCGGCGGCGATCGACTTCGACGCGATGCCGGGCCAGACGGTGCGCCTGAACCGCCCGCTCTACCCGAACACCACGTACACCACGGCGTCGCGCCAGATCGGGACCAACACCGCGATCTCGACCACGCCGATCTCGGTGGCGTCGGAGCAGGTGGACCTCACCATCTTCCGCTTCGCCGGCCCCTACGACCAGGCGAACAGCCGCGTGGCGCCGTACGGCCTCGACGCGCTCGACTCCCGCATGGGCGTTCACAAGATGGCGTCGATGATCGGCGGCAACATGCGCCGAGACTTCCACAAGTTCATCGATTCGGTCTTCGTGCTGTACGGCGAGTCCTCGGTCGGCAGCGGCACCACCGCGGTCTACCCGGGCACGTACACCACGGACAACGGCATCCCGGCAGCGGGTGCGGCGCCGATGGACTTCGACACCATCGCGCGCGCCGAGCGCAACCTCGACGAGGGGAACATCCCGTACTTCGCCGCCACCGGCAAGCGCGCGCTCGTCCTCACGCCGCAGCAGACGCAGGAGCTCAAGAACGATGCGCAGTTCGCGCGCTACGCGGAGTTCCACAAGGAGATCAACCCGCTCTTCCCCGAGTACGTGGCGAGCGTGGGGAAGTTCGACATCTTCAAGAGCAACACGCTCCGCAAGGTGAACAACTCGTCGAGCGTCCCGGTCAACCGCGGCCTCGCCTTCGGCCCCGGCATCTTCGGCCTCGGCATGGGCGGAGCGCCGCGCATCGCACCGAGCACCGACGACAACTTCGGCGAGACGGCGAAGGTCATCTGGCTCGCGTACCTCGCGTTCCAGATGTTCGACAACCGCTTCGGCGTCAGCGTTCGCACGGCCTGAGCCGAGAGGAAGCAAAGGAGAACCACCATGCGCTACCTCACCAACCAGCAGGCCGTCAGCGGCAACTTCGACGCCCTCGTCGCGACCTCGGTCGTCTCGATGGGCACCGTCAACATGGTCAACGTCACCCCCGGCACGCTCGCTTGCGAGCTCGCGCTGGACGGCGAGACCAACACCATCACGCTCACGCCGAAGTGGCAGGTCAGCCGCGACGGCGGAAGCACGTGGATCGACTGCGCCCCGGACGCAGTGAACGGTGCGTACACCGCGCAGGTCACCGGCACGGCCGGCGCCGATGCGACTGTGACGCGCGCGATCGAGGCGCCGCTCAGCGTCTACGGCTACCCGCTCGCGCGGTGCGCCGTCACGGTCGGCGTCGTCACCGGCACCGCGAACGACACCTACGTGGCGTCGTACTCGTGGCTCAAGCCCGCGTTCGTCTGATCGCGAGGAGCAACCGATGGCCTTGCACACCAGCGAGATCTCACGGATCAAGTACGAGCTCGGGTTTTCCGTGCTCTCGCTGGGTGCAGAGCCGTACATCGGGATCACGCAGCTCTTCGAGAACGTGATCGCGCCCTACACACTCAGCGGCGCAAGCACCACGTCGAGCACCACGGTCGTCGCCACCGACGACCCGCGCTCGCCAGAGCCGGTAACGCTGGTGCTCGCCAGCGGCACCGGCTTCGCATCCGGTGATCGCGTGGTGGTCGATGTGGATGGGCGCCAGGAGATCGCCACCGCGCAAGCGGTCAGCGGCTCCTCGCTTACCGTGATGCTCGCGCTCGCTCACACCGGGACATACCCGGTCACGGTCGAGGGTGGCGAGTCGATCATCCGCGAGCTGCTTCGCCAGATCCGCGCCGCCACCGACAAGCTCATCAAAGCGATGGGCACCGCGGGCGTGAAGAAGGTGGACGAGGTGGAGTTCTTCTCGCCGAGCGAGATGATGAAGATCCTCGGAAGCTTCGGCGCGCTCTGGCAGGCGCGAGACATGCTGCGGCGAGAGCTCGCTGGCGTGCTCGGCATCGACTACCTGCGCGACGTGCGCGGGCGCGGCGGCGGTGCCGTCATGTCGGTGCACTGATGACGCTGCGCGACGACCTGCTCGATGTGGTCGAGGACGTGCGGGAGATCCCTGGCGACTTGGGGCTGCGTCTGTTCTCGGTCGAGGTGTTCAAGCGCACGCACGCAGGCGAGCGCGTGGGCCTTGGGACGAGCTACGACACCACCAAGACGCTGCTGGTTGCGGCGTACAAGCCGAAGGTGGTGCAGGTGAGCTCGCGCGACATCATCGCCAGCGGCGGGCTCTACCAAGAGCAAGATCTTCGCGTCGGCCCGCTCACGCCGACGAAGATCAACGTGCCCGACTTCGACCCGCCCGTGGGCGTGGCACCGATGGAGCTCCTCTTTCGCATCACCGGCCCCGGCTACGAAGCGGGCGCCTGGTTCCGAAAGATCAACATGCTCACCACCCGTCCGTTCCGCTACGAGTTCGTCGTGCGGGCCACGGCGGAGATCCCGAGCGACGTGTGACAGTTCCGGTCTTCGACGCCGCAGCCTTCCGCAGTTCGATGCTCGCGCTGTACGCCGAGCTCCGGCGCGCTGCGCAACGCGGGCTGAAGGATGCGATCGAGGCGGCGGCCAAGAGCGCGCGCGACACGGCACTGTTCAACGACGTCACCGGTGGGCTCCGCAAGAGCATCACCGAGCGCGTGGGCGACCTCGAAGGCGAGGTGGCGGCGAACGCGAAGTACGCGCGGTTTGTGGAGTGCGGCACCGACCCGCACGAGATCAAGCCCAAGCGAAAGCAGGCGCTCCGCTTCGTGCAGAATGGTCGCGTGGTGTTCGCCCGTAGCGTGATGCATCCCGGTACCAAGGCGCGCCCTTTCATGGGCACCGCCGCAGACGTCGGTCAGCAAGTGCTGGACTACGGCGTCGACTACTACGTGGGCGAGGCCATCGCTTCGTTCAACGCTTTCGGTTCCTAGTTTCTCACTGGGCCATGTAGCTCACCTGGTAGAGCGCCCGCCTTGCAAGCGGGAGGCAGCGGGTTCAACTCCCGCCGGGTCCACTGAGAGAGTCAACGCCGTGCGTCTCACAAGCGGGCTTCGGCCCACCCGCATCTTCGGATGCACTTGCCTCCTAAGCAAACCAAGACGCGCGCACTCGACTCTCTCGAATCATCCCAAGTAGGTACCGATGGCGTACGGCACGTTCAACCACGGCGGCGCCACCTACCCGCTCACGTCCGACGTTTCAAACACGCTTCTGCGTGACGCTGACCCGGCCGTCTACTACGCCCTCGAATACTTCGCCTCGATCATCGAGACGCACATCGGCGATCGGTTGCTCTCGCAGGCGCAGCAGAACGGTATCGCGGCGATCACCAAGGCCATCGCGCAGAAGATACCGTACGACCCGCGCCCGTGGATGCAAGAGGTCCAGCTTCCGTTCCCGCTGCTCTCGGTGTACCGCGTGGCGTCGAAGTACGGCGTGGCCGCTTCCTCGTGGATGCGCAACGCAGCCACGTGGCAAGTCACCTACTCGCTCCCGCCGCTCACCGCAGCGCAGATGGAGCAGATCGGGCCGATCCTTCACGCCGTCGAATCGGTGCTGCTGAACCGCATCGAGAACATGGGCGACGAGGAGTACCGCGCTGGCGCCGAGGTGTGGGAGCTCGCGGGCATCGAAGAGATCTCGCTCGACAGCGCCACCTTCGGCACCCTCGTCTCCGGCTCCAACCTTCTCTTCCCGACCTGGATCGGAACGCTCACCGTGCGCGAGCGCGACATGCCGGCTCCCGACGGCGCGTTTGACGGGGAATTTACCGGGCTGGACGCGATCATCACATCCCAAAGTGGTAACGAACCACCGGTGGAAGTGGTCAGCATGAAGGTGGACATCGCTGCGGCCACCATCGCCGGCATCTCCTCTCTCGCTGCCCTGTTCGTCGCCAGCGAAGGCGTACGCACCGCGGGCGACACCAACGAGTACCTGGCCAACTGGTCGAACCAAGTCACTGGCGGCAACGCCATGGTGCCAACAGCGGTGCAGAACCGGCCGCGGTACGGCCTCGATGCCGACACCGGGATCCCGGTCGTCTTCGGCGATGGCGCACTCGCGCAGCTCTCTGCGATCGTCAGCTCGATGGGTGCCGACACGGGCAAGACCATCGTGGTCGCCTTTCGTCTTTGGGACGTCACCGAGCGATCCACGCTCGCCCTCGTCACCTCCACCGCCACGATCGGAACTCTCGCGATCGAGGCGAACACCGACGGCACCGCGGGCGGTCGGCTCGGGCTCTACGCTTCGGCGAGCTCGTTTGACACGCAGTTCGCCACCGACACCGACTGGCACATCGCCGTCGTGCGCGTCTCGGCGAGCGTCGGCACCATCGCATCCACCACGCGCATGCAGGTGGATGACCAGCCCGCCGTGCTCACGCTGAAGACCGGAAGCGGGACGTGGGCCAGCCTCGCGCTCGCACGGAACTTCGGCGTGCTAGGCCTCGAAACCGATCTCGCATCAACAGCGGCAAGCGCCGGCATCGGCGTGGCCATGGCGTTCAGCGCCGAGCTCTCCGACACCGACACGGCTACGGCCGTTGCGTACTGCAAACAATGGCTGCGCGAACAGCAGCAATGAGGACCGACCATGGCTGATTCACTCACCGTTCGCGCGGCAGGCGCGGCGCTCGTCACTAACTACGAGGCGATGAATGCTGGCTCGCGCCGCTTCATCGGGCGCACGTTCGTTCCCGACGTTGGCGTGGCCGGCGCATGGCCCGCGATCGAGGGAGCGACGAAGGTGCCGGCGTCGGCCGAGTACCTGAAGCACATCGTCGATGGCGCGCTGATCGCGTGCGACGAAGCCACGGCGAAGCTCGCCGGTATCAAGTTCGACGCGAAGGCGGCGAAGAGTGCCGAGGCCGACGCCAAAGAGTTCTGGGCAAAGCGCGCGGCGGCCGAGAAGGCGCCCGACGCAGAGGCCGCGAAGACCACGACCACCTCGAACGACAAGGGCTGACCCATGGCATTCACCATCCCGCTCACCGGCCTCGCGGCCAACGATCCCGTTCCCGGCACCTACGTCGAGATCAACTTCGCGCAGGGCGACGCCAGCGGCGCAGCGTCGGACTACCCGATCCTCCTCATCGGGAACAAGACCAGCGCGGGCTCTGCCACCGTCGGCACCGTGATCTACGGCCCGTTCGGTCTCACCTCCACGCCCCTCGTCACCGAGGCCGACGCCATCGCGCTGTTCGGTCCCGGCTCCGAGCTCCACCGCATGTGGCGGCGCGCCATCGCGAAGAACAAGACCACGCCGATCTATGCGGTGGTCGTGGCCGAGTCGGCCGGCGCCAACGCCACGCTCGTCCTCACGTTCACCACCACAGCAGCGGCGAACGGCAACGTGCGCCTGTACGTCGGCGACGAGTTCGTGGACACCCCGATCACCTCGGGCGACACCGTGACGACCATCGCCACGAACGTCAAGAACAGCGCGAACGCGATGAACAACTGGGCGGTGACCGCTGGCAACGTGGCGGGCGTGCTCACGCTCACCGCGAAGCAGAAGGGCACGCGCGGCAACTGGCTCCGCGGCTCGGCGCAGATCACCGGCACTGGCGTCGCTACCGCGGTCGACGTGGTGGCTCAAACCTTCTTCACCAGCGGCACCACAGCCGACTCCAGCACCACGGCGCTCGCCACCATCCTCGCCTCGCGCTTCTACTACATCGTGAGCGCGGCCGAGGACCAGACGCAGGCCGTCGCGCTGCTCACGCAGGTCAACGCCCAGGCGCTCCCCACCTCGGGCATTCGCCAGCGCTGCTTCTTCGGCTCGGTCGACACCGAGGCGAACGCCCAGACGATCGCCGTTGCGCTCAACGGTGCGCGCGCCGAGCTCATCTGGATGGAGAAGGCTGACTGGACTCCGGGCGAGCTCGCTGCCGACCTCGCGGCGCTTTACGCGCTCGGCGAAGCGCCGGGCAAGTCCGGCATGCGCTGCAACTGGGACTCGCTCGGGCTCGGCGCCACCACGCTCGACACGCTCTGGACGGTTCCCTACCCGCGCTCGGGCACCACGCCCACGCGAACGGTCATCCGCGGCGCGCTCAACAACGGCCTCACCCCGATCGGTGTGGACGCGAAGGGAAAGACGTACCTCGTCTCGCGCATCACCACGCGCTCGCTCACCAGCTCGGTGGCCGACTACCGCATCCGCGACGCGCACAAGGTCACGATCTGCGACTTCTACGGCGACGACGTGCAGGCGAAGATCGCGCTGCAATTCGCCGGCAAGAAGATCGGACCCGACCCGGTGAAGGGGCAGCGCATCCAGGGCGCCACCGTCGTCACTCCGCGCATCGCGAAGACCGCGATCAACAAAGAGACGGACGACTGGGACAAGGCCGACCTGCTCCAGAACGCCTCCACGATCCAAGCGGACACCGAGGTGATTCAGGAAGCCAATCCGAAGACTCGGCTGAGCGCTCGCATCCCCCTCCAGCCGATCGACATCCTCCACCAGTTCGCTCTCAGCATCGATCAGGTCGCCTGACCCTGACCGAGAAAGACCACCACCATGGCACTCGAAGTCTACACGCTCGCCACCGTCTACGTGGATGGCGCGCTCCTCACCGAAGAGTCCAGCGTCACCGTCGATCGCGATGCTCGCATGCAGGAGGTCAACACGGTGGCCAAGGGCTTTGCCGGCATGTCGCCCGGCGCCCCGATCATCCGCATCGACATCGAGAACGGAGTTCCGGCGCGAGACTTCGAACTCAACCCCGGGAAGTACTTCGTGAACCCGGCCGACATCCAGATCGTGGAGGTCACGGTCTTCGCTGCCGGCCGCTCGCTCACCACCAAGGGGTTCATCACCAAGGACAACTTCCGTCACGCGGTGAACGCCGAGGCGCGCCTGTCGATGAACTTCATCGGTGAGCCCGCGGACTGGCAGTGAGCGACCCTAAGGATCTCTGGGGCGAGATCACCGCGGTTCCGCGACCCTCGCGCGACGTCGCTTTTCCACGGAAATTCCCGGACGGAAAGGAGCGGATGATCGCCATCCGCGTGCTCACGCAAGAGGAGCAGATGGTGTGCGCGGCAGCGGCCGAGGACTTTGCCCGCAAGACGATCCTTCGCGACAAGAACGCAGCGATCCCAAAAGGGGACGAGGCGCGGCAGGGATACGACGACATCTACAAGAACGCGGCGGCCATCGAGGTTCTGTTCCGCGCCTGCCGCAAGGTGGAGGACCACAAGGCGCCCGCCTTCCCTTCGCCGAACCTGATGCGCTCCGAGCTCTCCGTGGATGAGGTCGGCGTGCTCTTCGATCACTACCTCACCACGCAAGCGGAGCTCGGCCCGATCGTTGCGCGCATGTCCAAAGAGGAGGTCGATGCGTTCGTCGAGCGGCTGATGGCCTCGGGTGACCGATTCCCTTTAGATTTGCTTTCGCCGGGAGTGCTGAAGACCCTGCTGGTTTCTATGGCATCCCGCCTGCACTCCTTACTGACGGCCAGCTCCTCGCCTGGCTCGCAGCACGAAAGCGATTCAAGCACGGGTAACTGATCAGCATGCCGCCGCCCATCAAGGTAAACTTCCAGGTCGGCGGCGTCGCAAGCGTCGATCAGGCCATGCGCTCGGTCGAGCAGGCCACGGCGCGCATCGAGCGAATCTCGAAGCGCGCTTACGACGAGGACGTGCGCGCGGTGCAGAAGACGAACGCCGCGAAGGAGCGTGAATTCGCCAAGCTCGGTAAGTGGGTCGAGGCGCAGCGGATGAAGGAGTTGCGCGAGGCGAACAAGATCGCTCTCGACGAGCTCAAGATCACCGAGAAGTCGGCGGCGGCAAAGCTGAAGGCCGAGGAGCGGTGGGCGCATCAGCGCCAACAGATCCAGATGAACTCGGCGAAGATCGCCTATCGCGTCGCGCAGGATGAGGTTCGAGCCGTAGAGCAAGCCGAAGAGAAAAAGAGCCAGGCGCGCGAGCGATTCGCGCGTGGCATGGGCCGCACGATTGGCGGCAGCTTGACGAGTCTCGCGGGAACCGCCGCTCGGGTCGGGGGGTCGCTCCTCGCGCTCGGCGGCGGTTTTGGCATTGCAGACGCGGTGCAAAAGCAGTTCTCGCTCGAACACGAAGCGGCGCTGTTCTCGAACCAGTCGACCGCCACCGGACCGCGCCTCGCCACGAAGGACATCATGGCCCGATCGCGCGCCATCGCCATGGCGCAGGGCGTGGACGCGACCGAGGTGGCGAAGGCCATGAACGCGTACTACGCGAAAGCATCGGACGCACCGGGCGCGATGCAGCAGGCGGAGCTCTTTGCGCAGCTCTCGAAGGCCACCGGCTCCTCGATGGAGGACATCGCCACCACGGCCGGCGCGCTGCGTGTGCAGAACCCGTCGCTCGGCGACAAGGAGATGCGCGCGATGATGCTCGGCATTGTCGGCCAGACCCGGCACGGCGCCGTCGACATGAAGGACCTCGTGGCGCACGTTCCGGTCATCACCGCAACTGCCGACACATACGAGGGCGACCAGACGGCGAACCAGAAGCGGCTCATCGGTCTTTCTCAGATCGCCATGCGCTCGGTCGGTGATAGCGCCGAGGCCGCCACCGCGACGAAGCACCTCGCCCTCGACGTTGGCACGCACAAGGCGGCCATGTCCGCGATGGGCATCGAGACGACGAACGCGGAGGGCAAGCTCCTCGATCCTGCCGAGCTCATCGGCAACATCATGGAGAAGACGAAGGGCGACATCGGCAAGCTGCACGCTGCCGGGATCGGTGATCGATCGATCGGCCTCTTCCTCGCCGAGCAAAACGCGTACAAGGCCGGAGGGCGCGCGGGTGTCGTCGCCGACGTCAAGAAGTTCACCGAGGGTGGGTACACCGAAGAGGGTCTGAAGTCCGACGTCGAGAACATGCGGGCGAACAGCGGGGAGAAGTTCCACCGCGCCGTCGACCGCGTGAGCGAGATCCTTCAAGAGCGGATGACGCCGTACCTCGAACGCTTCGCCGACAAACTGCCCGAGCTGGAGCCGAAGATCGAAGCGGCGATCGATGCCTTCCAGACGCTCACCGACGCGTTCATCGATCACCCGATCGCCGGCATCGGCGCCATCATCGCGCTCCAGGTGGGCAAGGACATCGCGGCGGCGCAGATCGGCAACGTGATCGCTGCGGCCATCGCGCGCGCGCTCGGCGTGAGCACCGCAACCGGTGCGGCGGGCGCAGGCTCCGCGGCCACCGGCTCGGCTGGCGGCGGCGGTGGCGTGAGCGCCATCGGTGTCGTGGCCGGCGCGGTCGCCATGGGAAACTCGATGCGCAACACCGTGGCCGACACGCAGGCCGGTCAGCGCATCGCCGATGACCTGAAGGCCGGGAAGATCACACCCGAGCAGGCGGAGAAGATGGTGAAGGATGCGCAGGCCACCACTGCGTCGACCACCTACAAGGACATCCTGCCGAGCGCGGCGCGTGGCCTCGGCGTCGACTTCCTCGGCGGCGACGACTTCTCGGCCAAGGGAAAGAAGCTCCACGAGGCGCAGGCCATCGCGCACGACTCGTCGCTCCAGAAGCTCATCGACGAGCTCAAGAACAACACCGCCGCCATCAAGGCCGGTGGTGGTGGCACTTCGCCGAACAACCCGAACCGCAACGCTCCGATCAGCTCGGCGCCGCGAGGTGGCACGCAGTGACGATCGACGTCCTCTCCCAACTGTTGGAGATGAAGTGGCGGGACGTCGGGTTTCCCGTCACCGAGTTCACCACATCGGTCGCGCATGACCTCGCCGTGCACAAGTGGCCCGATCGCGATGGCGCGCACGTGGAATCAACCGGGCGCCAGCCGCTCACCTTCCGCGCATCGATCCCGTTCAAGAACGGCGTTCACCCCGGACCCGGCGAGACGTGGGGCAAGCAGTTCCTTTACCCGACGGTCTTTCGCAACTTCCTCACCGCGTTCGCCACCCGCACCTCGGGCTTCCTTCAGCACCCCGAGCTCGGCCTCATCCGGTGCAAGCCGCACACGGCCGAGATCAAGTGGGGAGCCACCTCGCGCGATGGTTGCGAAGTGCAAGCGTCGTGGATCGAAAGCCTTGACGATACGGTCACCGAGTTTCAGGACATCCTTGCGAGCAAGTCGCCGGTGGCCGATCTCATCCTGCAAGCCGACGAGCTCGATGCGCAGGTGGCGACCTACCCGAACACGGAGCTCTCGGTCGATGTGCGCTCGTTCTCGTTCGTCGACGCGATCAAGAACGTCACCAAGTCGTTCAACGCGATCACCCTCGCGTCGGCGAAGTACGGCGGGTACATCAACCACGTCTCCTACCGCGTGTCGCTGCTCGAAGACTCGATCATCCGGCTCCGCGACAACACCGCGTGGCCGATCATCCAATCGTGCGAGCGCATGAAGTCCTCGCTGCACGATCTCAAGAAGACCGCGCTCACCACCGGGCGCCTCATCGCGTTCCACACCGTCGATCGCGCCAGCACCCTCGCGGCGCTCACCGTGGTCACGCGAGGCACCGTGAAGGATCTGCTTACGCTCAACCCGCAGCTCGGTCGCGCCGCCGTCATCTCGAAGGGCACCATCGTCCGCTACTACGTGGCCACGTGACCTTCGGCCCGCCGCCCACATCCGCCGAGGATGACACCATCGTCCTTCAGCTCCGCGACGAGAGCAACGTGGTGACCGCGGAGATCGATCGCTTCGACAGCTACTCGTTCAACTCGCACTTCCTCGTCCCCACCGACGCGTTCTCGTTCACCATCGGCGACGAGGCGGTGCTGCGGTCGATCGTCGATGGCCTGTTCGTCGGTCAGCGCGTGTCGCTGGTCATCAACGGGTTGAAGCAGGCCGACGGCTACATCGACAAGTTCCACATCACGAGCTCGCGCGATGCCGGCACGCGGTTGGTGGTGGAGGGGCGGGACCGCCTCTCACCGCTCGTGGACGCCAACATCGATCCGCGACGGTACCGCTTCTCCGCGCAGTCCACGCTCGAAGACATCCTGGTCGCGGTGCTCGCCGACTTTGGCTGGACGCGCGACCACATCCTGATCGACAACGACGCGAACAAGAACGCGATCACCGGCTCGCTCCAGGGTGTCGCCACAACGAAGAAGGGCAAGCCGCTCAAGTCCTTTCTCGCGCACCAACTGAAGCCATACCCGCAGGAGGGAGCGTTCGCCTTCCTCGCTCGCCTCTCGCAACGGTTCGGTCTCTGGATCTGGGTGAGCAGTGATGGCGACGACGTGATCGTGGCCGAGCCCGACTTCTCGCAAGAGGCCGGGTGGCCCATCATCCACAAGCTCAGCGACACGTCCCGCAACAACGTCCTCTCAAGCGAGGTGACGGTGAACGGCGGGAACCAGCCCACGGTCATCATCGCCACCGGCTTCGGCGCAGGTGGCGAGGTGAACCGCACCGGCATGAAGGTCGCGATGGTGAACGAGCTCACCGGCCTCAACGAACTCGGCATCGAGCGGCCCGAAGTGATCGCGGAGCTTGCGCGGCACCCTGACGCGGTGGTGCTGAACCAGCGAGCGAGCCTCGGAGGGCTGCTCGTCAACGGTGGGATCGTCGGCAACCTCTCGCGCTCGAAGTTCCGTGCGATCTACCTGCACGACGACGAGAGCAAGACCACCGAGCAGCTCGAAAACTACGTGCGCCGCGAGATGGCGCTGAAGCAGCGTGAGGGCGTGAACGCTCACTACACGTTCGAGGGCCACACCATCAACGGTGCGCCGTGGTGCGTGGACACGTTGGTGAAGGTGGATGACGACGTGAGCAACATGCACACGACGATGTGGGTGCTCTCGCGCACGTTCGAGAAGTCGCGGAGCCAGGGCACGCGCACGCAGGTGGAGCTCATCATGCCGCACACGCTCAACTTCGGAGGCGATGAATGACGCCCGGCCTCGGTCTGCTGATCGACATCGGTGTGGACATCCTGAAGACGTCGAAGACCAGCGCCACCACGTTCATCACCGCGCAGATCGGCAACGTGCTCACCTCGATCGCCACCGGCGACGTAAGCGAGTGGTGGCAGCACGTCGGTTTTGCTTCTCGACCGCGCAAGCCATCCCCCGGTGCTGGCGCGGCGCAGGCGGTGGTCATCAAGCGAAGCGACCACGATGCAGTCATTGCGTCGCGCGACTCACGCTCCGCCGCCGTCTACGACTCGCTTGCGGACGGGGAGACGGCGATCTTCGCCAGCGAGGGCGATGCCATCATCATCCTTCGCGTCGACGGCTCGATCGAGATCACGGGCGGCACCGTGAAGATCGGCGACGCCACGGCTGCATCGCTTGCGATGGGCTCTGCGTTCGAGGCGCTCTGGAACCAGCTCGCAACCAACGCGGCCACGCTCGACGGTGCGGCAACGTTCGCCGGAGCTCCAAACGTTCCCACGCTGTCCACGTTCTTTTCCGCGCACCTTGCAGAAAAACTGAAGACCACGAAGGCCGATGGCACATGAGCATCGGGGCAGGATTCGCGGCAGCCGGTGAGTGCCCGGCCGGAACGGGCGACGTCGACCAGGGCACGATCCCGTCCGGCAACCTCTTCGTCGATGCGAGCGGCGTGCGACAACCGGCGCGCGCCATCAACCCGACCACGCGACAGTATGTGCTGAACAGCGATGGCTCGATGTCCGGTATGCCCGGGTCGCTCCAACTTGTTCAGCTTCGCATCCAGACGCTTCGCGACTCATCCGCGCTTCC